CACATTTTTGAGTGGTTAATACACCACACGACGTACGACCTATATCTTTTTTTATATCAGAATAAATATTCTTGAAATAATCTTGAACTGTTAAATCTCCTGGAGGGTACAAATGTTTTCCTATATACGTTTCTTCTTTTTGGTTTGAAATATAACGATTTAATTCTTCTAATTCGGCTATATAATCTGAATCCCAATTTTCAGTTTGGTTAGATATATATTTTTCTAAATCTTCTAAAGAATATGTTATGGATTTACGTTTTTTAAATTCTTCAATGTCTATTCTATTTACTATATTTAAAAAAACTGAATATTTCATATTTATAATTTCTTCATTATGTTTTTTTTCATTCATGTAATCTTCTGAAAAATAATGGTTATCATTATACCATGATATCCCTGTTGTTAATATTTTAAGTACAGAAAAATATATATTATAATCACATAATTTAATTATTGATTCATCATCTAATAGAATATATTTTATATTTGGTATTGATTTTGCTATGTAATAAACGTTATCTAATATTTCATTATCGGTAACTTCAATGTTTAACATTTTACGTTTTTCTAAAAAGATTATACGAATATATGTTTTTAAAAAATAAAATTCCACACACAATTCATCATTCTCTCCATCTGTTAAAAATATTTCTACCTGATTATTTCTGGCTCCAGATTTCTTTATCCTAAACTTAGACGGCGGAAACACTTTTTGTATTTTTTTCATAATTTCTTCATCTATTGCAAGAGGACCGATTGTGGTTGACATATTTATACATTATACACACATATTATTTTCATATCTGACCCCCTTACTTAATTAAAACGCACCGTTATAGAAACCGTCTCCTTCTTAATCGTCTTACACGCCGACACCGACAACTCCTCCCGCTTCTTGCGCGTCTTGTTGTCCCCCGGTTCATCCACATTCTTCTTGGAAATGCTATTGCGCGAGTTCATATCCGCCTCTATGGCATCGTAGTTCTCATCAATGTATTCCAGGACCCGATTATCAATCGCCCATTTGAAGAAATTGAGCTGGCCAATCGTGGTTTCCAAATAGGTTTCGTCGGCATAGGGAATCATGATTCGCTCACGACGCGAAAAGGGGTCAAATCGGATTTTGCTGTAAGCCTTCAGCTCCAATTTATAACTATTGAATACCTTGAACCGCTCCATATTCTCCTCTCCGTTGTACACAGTGCTACACCGATTCTTAGCGGGGATGGAATACACGGTGAAGTTCTTCTTGGCAAAATTGGTGACAAACCAGTCAATGATTCGCAGGGAAATCCGAGATTCGCCGTTAATGATGTTCATCATTTTCTCCATATTGCCGTCACGGCCGTAGAAGTCCAGCAAGTTGTTTAATAATAATTCGTTTTGGGTTTGATTTCTATGTGCGAGCATTTATAGTTGTATGGGCGCAGTTGTTTAAATGCTTTTTAGAGATTTCACTTTTCTTGAGCGCCGAAGGCGAGACACCTTATTATGGTTTTTGGGGCGAACCTTCTTAGAAAGAGACTTCTTAGAACCTCCCATCTTACGACCTCTAGAAATAGCCAGCTTTAAAAGAGCCCGTTTAGAAATATCCATATTAGAAATAGCCACATTAGAAATATCACGCATCGTTATACTACTATCAATGGTATCACGCAATCCAATCGCAAATGTCAAAATTTTTTTAAATAGTTTTCCACTTATATTTTTAAAGGATTCATCGTTTATTTCTGAATTATTTAACATAAGGTATTTTTTTGCAAAATATTTCAAATAATGTGACAACATCATGAATGGATTCGCATCAATGCCCGGATTCGCATCAATGCCCGGATTCGCAACAACGCCCGGATAATGTTGAAATATATTTTTTCTATTAAACACCGCCATATAATCCACCATATCATTTACAGATGCTTCTGTTACTCCGTTTTCTGTCAAAACGGTTCCGTACTCTACTGAAATCCAATGCTATAAATCTTGGAAGTATAACACAAGTATTCTCGGTTTTGAAATCGGTGTTTATATAACCAGCTTCCGTGATTTTAACCATTAAATTAACAACTTGCTGGTCAACCGATTTCAACATACCTTTGATAGTTTCAATATTGGTTTTTCCGGAAAGGATTTTTTTTAGAAATTTTTTTAAGTCGCCTCCATCACATTCTTCTTCATAGATAGAAAACACCATTTTAGCATCTGGGCTATGTTGGTCCAATTCTGCTTTCAAAACAATTATTCTATCCCCACTATATTCTTTATAATCTACACTACCATCTGGAAATGTAATTTCTACAAACACCGAATAAATAACTGGTGCCAATCCACGTATCGCCAATTCTTTTTGTAGCATTATCTCGTCAATCATTTCATCACGTTTTATCTTAGTGAGTGCTTCCTGGGTTGCTGCTACAATTGGAGTAGATATTTTAGTATTGAATGTGGGCCATACAGTTGAATTATCTGGTGGGGTTATTGTTTTAAAAACTGTCTTGCTTGCCCCTTTTCCAACTCGCCGGTTACGGTCTGGAGTCAAGTGTCTTTCTACTAGCGATTCTTCACGTTTATCCTTTTTTCCAACGCTACGACTTTCAGTTGGCTGTTGAATACTTTTGCCGGACATCCTCTATATTATCCCATCCCAAAATATTATACTGGTGTAATTCTTCAATAGTGTATATAAAGATTTGGCACTAAGTTATCCAACGATGACCACGAAATACATCATTCTGACCAAAGACGCAGATGCCTCCGCCGATAACAACTCAGGAAATCAGATTATTTTCGTGAATCGATCGCTCACCTATTTGATGCCCTCCGTAAATACCGCTTATTATGCCGACCGCGGTCTCTTTGAAAACAATCTCATTGAATGGTGTAAGCAGTTTTGTAACAAGGACTCGCTTTTCCTAGATATCGGTGCCCATACGGGCAGTTATGCCATCACGCTGGCACCCTTTGCCGCCAAGGTACTGGCATTTGAACCCCAGCGCCAGACCTATTATGCCTTGTGTGGCGGCGTGGCGCTCAGCGGTGCTCGCAATATCGTCTGTCACGAATACGGTCTCGGCAATGAGTCCCAAGTGGGTACGAAAACCCTCCATATTGTGAGTAATGACGGAGGCGGTTCCACCGTGTGGGCCCCATCCGCGGACAAAATCCTTGGCACCGAAGAAATCCAAGTGCGGACGCTGGATTCGCTCAATATCCAAGAACGCATATCCTTTATCAAGATGGATGTAGAGGAGAATGAGCTGTATGTTTTACAGGGGGGGATGGACACGATTGTGAGGGCGGGATATCCCAAGATTTTGTTTGAGTCCAACAATGAGAACTCGGCGTTGTTCAATTATTTGCGAGATGTGCTTGGGTACCAGATTGTAAAAGTGAGTGGGTATTTCAATATGTATCTGGCCACTATGTAATGCTATGTAATAAACCCACTATGTAGATCGCAGCATAATGCTTCTTTCTTTATTTCAAATAGATTTGAAATAAAATATTTATAGCGTTCTCTCTTGGTGCTTCGCTTATCGGTGCTTCGCTTATCGGTGCTTCGCTTATCGGTGCTTCGCTTATCGGTGCTTCGCTTACCATTTCCCTCCAGAACCTCCGCCCGTTTTCTTGACCATAATATTGTTTCCCTTGGCTTTCCGCTTGGCATTCGGGTCGTATTCGTCGCCTTCATCATCGTCCGTCAAGTTCTTGGACAATTCCCAGAACTCTTTGGCTCCCAACTTGTAATCGGGACGGTCTTCGGCCTTGTACCAAAAGATTTGGTCGGTTATTTTGTTGGACTTGGCGTTGTTATTCAGAACCAACGCTCCATAGTTCTCGGTGGTTTGGTCCATCACCGAGCAAAATGACTCCAGTGTGGGGAACATAGAGGCGAAGTTCTCCCATATCTTCTTGCGATTGGCCAAATAGTTCTCACGCAATATAAAAACGTAGTCTATGTTGGTACGCAGATTCGGCGGAATACCGAGAGGGTATTGCATTGTGATGATTAACATCACCTTCCAGTGTCTCAATTATACCATTTTCATTCAGACATTTCTTTCTGAAATCATTAAATCAATGCTTTTTGAATGGGCATTGCGCTCTCTCGAGTGGGTTTAGACTATATCTTAAGGCATCATTGTAATTGGTTAGATTACTCAACCCCACGGGCATTTAGTCGTTGAACAATCATCATATCCTTACCTTTACGGACGTAGATGACTTGCTGCGGGTTATCTCTATTTTATACCTTTTTACTGTACTTTATGTGATTAGCATAAACCGCGACTCCATTTCTAAAGCCGTTTAGTAGTATAAACCTTCATAGAACTACATGTTCTAAATCAAGACGTCTCCGCAATTTGGACGTGTCGCATATAGAGGGCAACACCCTAAATACACTAGCCATTCTTTTGAAATGACTTAGGCAAACAATTCACCGTTCATGAACAGGGCGCGCATCAATTTGTCCCGAGCCCACGTGTTGTCATAGAGGCAATCGTCCAGAATCACAAAGGTGCGTGGGTCAATGGAGCACTTCTTGTAGGTCTCCATTTCCTGGTTACACTGTTTCATCACCGCACGCTGGCGTCGCAGGACATTCTCTATAAGGACAGAGTTGTATTCTTCGTGGATAAAGAGTTTTGGCACGAGTTTCCCGTAAAACCCGTTACCGGCTTCGGTTCCGGAGATGACCGTGCCAATCGGGATATCTTGGTGGAAATATAGGAGGTCTTTAACCAAAAATGTTTTGCCGGTGTCTCTGCGCCCAATGAGGACAATCACAGGACCCTTGTTTTCTTTTGGGTCAAACGTGATTGACCGCATATCAAACTTCCGTAATTCTAGAGTCATTTAGAAGAAATTGAAATATAGGATTGTTTCATATATTTAAATCTCACATACAACGAGTAGGTCAATGCTTTTCGGTCAATTCTTTTGCTAAATGGTACAATAGAGGTTATATGTAAATGCGTTGATTACGGATATAAATATTGGTTGTTTTAGGTATATCATTCACATATACGATGGACCCTTTCAAAGTAAATTATCAAAAGGTGAGAATGCCCAATTTAGAAGTAATGGCCAAACAAAGTGACTCCAAACAAAGTGACTCCAAACAAAGTGACTCCAAACAAAGTGACTCCAAACAAAGTGACTCCAAA